ATCAAATTTACGGCGCACCGGGCAGATCAAGTCAGGGTAAATCGGCATATCGCCTGCCACCTCGCGAATGACCGCATTGGGGCTCACGCTGTTCCCCTTGCCGCTGGGGCTATAAATCGAGGTCCCCGCCGGGGTGGACTCCTGGTACGTGTTAGGGATATTGGACGCGACATAATAGCTGTACCCGGCGGCCACCAACGAAATGATGGCAAACACCGTGCTCAGCTCACCCGGCTCAATGGTCAGCACAATCACATCGTCATCGCCAAGCGCCTCCCCGTGATCGACATACGCCCAGGGCGCGCCGTTTAAGCGGGCCGAATAGGGCGGGCACACGCGCTGCTCATAGGCCGGAACATGCTCGGCCATCCACGTGGTGAGCGGCGTATCAATCGTGTGGCGCTCCAGCTCGCGCCCGAGCTTGTCTAGGATAATAAGGCTGGCCATAGCCAGTACTCCGTATTCGTTACCATGGCGAATTTCGCCGGGGATTCTTTGCGCAGGCCGACCCGTTCGCTGACGTGCCAGACCTGCCCGTCGGCGACCACGCCCACATGGGTGAGCACCTGCCCGTGAAAGTGACAGGCAATGGCGCCGTCTTTGGGAAAGTCCACGCGCACAAAATCGGGGCGCATGCGCTTAAAGGCCTTGGTCATTGCCCGGCGCTGGCTCGGGCCAATCGCGCCCCAACTTGGCAAGGCGTAGACCGGCACATTGAATTCCTCGCGCAGGACGGCGCGCACAAAGTGCCAGCAATGGTTATCGGGCCGGTATTGCCAGTAATGCCATTTAGCCTGCATACGCAATCCCCGGAAATAAATCAGGAAAGTAACGGCGCACCGGCCAGCTCTTATCGGCAAGCGATAAAAAGCTGGCTTTGAGCTGCGCCACCATCGGATCGGTGCCGGTATTTATGACCACCATGTGATACACGCCGCCGTGGGGCTGGGTGAGATCGGACGGTAAAAACCGGCGAAACTCCAACCGCACCTTTTCGACCGGCAGGTTATTGCGCAGACGCTCACGGTTGTAGAGAATGACCGCGCGAATTTCCTGCCAGGCTTCCCGCGAGACGTTGTTTAATTCAAAGTCCAGATCTTGCGCCCCGTCATCACCTTTTTTTGGTAGCGATAAACGCAGGCCCGCCGCCTGAAAGGTTTTTCTTTGCGCGGTTTCCAGCGTCGCATCGACATTCATTACCCCTTGCACAAAACAGCGCTCACCGCCGGTTAAGGCGCTGTGCACTAACCGAATGGTATTGATGGGGGTTTCGCTGCTGCTGGCGTAGGCGCGCTGCAGGGCGTCACTCATAGATTGTTCTCGTTAACAGCGACCGCCAGTGCTTCGCTGATACTGCCAAGCTCATCGAAGGCACTGCCCATGGACTGGGCAAGGTCGTAGAGTTGCTGACCAATCCCGTAACTGCGATCCAGTACCTTGATGGTCAAGGTGGCCACATGATAGGACGGGGGCTGCGGGGTAAGCGTATATTGCCCTTGTACCTGCAGCGTCGCGGTTTGCTCCACATCACAGGTATAGTAAGGGCCGGTAAAGGTGTTGGGGTTGGCTTTGATAAAATCGGCAAAACCCTCGACATCGGCATCGGCCAGCAGTACATCGACGGTGAACAGCAGACTGTCATCCTGGTAGCGCTGGCGCTGCCTGACTTTACCGGTAAAGCTTGATTGGCGCGCAGAGGCAGGCTGGCGCGCAAATCGGATAGACTCCCATAGCACCTCATACTGAGCAGGCCAGGTACTCATCGATAAAACTCCAAATCACAGGTAATGGTGGCGCGGTGGCCGTCGTGGTTACTGTTGTACTGCCCGTTAACAATCCGCACCGGGGTGTTGGTCACGCTATCACCCCGCGCAACGGGCATGACGAACCAGGCGGTACCGTCACTGCACAGCACGTTAACGAAGTATTCAAAGATTTCGCTTTGCACCATGCCAAACTCAAAGCGCGCCGAGAACGTCACCCGGTCGGTATTGCCGACCCGGCGCTGTTGCGACTGACCGGGATTGCTGTCACGAATAACGGACGGGACAACCGTGTGCGCCGCCTCATCGATTTGATAGGTCGGCAGTGCGGCAGGCCATACCGGCAAGCTCATCAGTAGCGCCCCTTGGGCAACACATTGGACGTGGCGTGAAGCCCTGCCCGTGCCCGGCTGTTTTGATTGCTCATTTGCCCGACCACGATTTCAAGCACCTCTTCTTTGGTGGTGTACGTGACCGGCTCATTACCGTAGTTATTAATCACCACACTGGTGATCCCACCCTCGCCATTCTCACTACTACCCACGCGCTCTGTGCGTCCTGCGAGATTGGGTAAGATTGACGACATCGACGGCATGGCCGGGGCAGTCATACCGCTGGCTAACCCGCCGCCCAAAAAGCTGGGCGTGGTGAAGTTAACCGTTTTCATTAACACACCCAACAGGCGCGTGTTAAACGGGGCACTCGCCTCGGGGTCGAATATAATTTCATTGCCATGAAGCAACGACCAAAAGCCCCCTTTGCCATCTTCCCCGCCGGTACGCGGGACATCCGGGGCCACCCCGCCGCCCAGGAAGCTGGGCACACTCGTGTCGATACCAGATAGCCGCGATACAATGCCGCTGCCGATACTCATCACCTTTGCAATGGCACCTAGGTTTTGCGGGAACGGTGAGGCCAGCGCTTCAGACATCGCCACCTCCAGGTTCATCATGGCTTCACGGGTCGCGATGGCCGCTTTCATTGCCAGCAAGCCACGCTGAATGCCACTGTCCTCTTTCGCCAGACCAATACCGATATCCAGCATAGAGCTGGCCACGGCCATTTTGGCCTTGAGCAAGTCATTTTCTTTTTGGGCGATGAAGTCGACGCGCTCTTGCTCTAGGCGTTTTTTCGCCTCGGCTGCATCGGCTTCCGAGACCACCTGACGGGCCAGCGCTTCTTCAATGATGGACTGGCGGCGCTCATAGCTGGCGGCAAAGGCTTCCTCTTCACTGCGAAGCGAGTCAGCCAGTGACCAGAAATCCTCCGCCGCCTTGGCGTCTTTTTCGCCCTCGACGGCCGCGTTCGGATCAACGACACTGCCCGTATCCGGCGGATTGCCGCCCTCAGTGATCGTGATGTCAAGCGGCGTTGCTGGGGTAACGTTCCCGCCATTTCGGGCGTTATACGCATCGCGCAACTGATACAGGACGCGCAGTTCTTCTTTTAACGCCTCGACCTTGCCTTTTTCACCTGGGCGACGGGAAGCACGCGTTTCAGCCAGCGACAACTGTTCTTCTTTTTCAACGATTTCCGTCTGGATACGGGTAATATCATCAAAGGCCGGACCGTTGATTAAATAGGCAACTTCCTCAGACGCCCAGCGAATGACATCGACCAGCCCACTCACTGCGCTGCGCATTTGCGCAAAGGCGGCGATGAGACCCGGCCCAAATTCTTTCACCAGCGTCGCGTTTAATTTGGTAAAGCCAGCGTCGAGTTGACGGGTTAATCGCTCGACCTCTTTGAGTTCAGTGAGATCAGTTTCGCTCACCGCAAGATTTAAATCGTCAAACTCTTTGGTGAGCGCGTTTAGCTTCTCGCCACCGTTTTCTAATAGCGGAATCAGGTTAGTGGTGTCACTGGCCAGCGACTCTAAGTAAAAAATCTGCTCTTCCATCGACACGTTCGCCGCGTCCATGGCGTTTTTTACGGTCTGCAGAATGTCCGGGCCAGAGAGATGCTGCAGCTGCTCGGCGGTAATACCGATTTGCGGAGCGACGTTCTCAAAGAAATCGGCCATTGGGCCAGCGCCAGTGGCAATAAAATCCCCCACCCGTTCGCGCACGTCCTTCATTTGGTCGGCGTATTTATCCATGGGGATCCCGACCTGTTCAACCGCGTAGGCATGTGCCTGAAACGCGTCAGTGGACTGTCCGGTAATGTACGCGCCGTTGCGTATTTCCTTTGACATGTTGACCGCTTCGGTGGTCATGCGGCGCATGGCGGCCACCGAGGCGGTTAACCCCGCCCCCACTGCTAACCCCTTGAACGCCTTTTGCACGCCCGACACGTGTTTTTGTGTCTGCTTGCGCCACTTGTTGGTTTCAGCGCGCTGCTTTTTCAGGTCGCGCAGGTACTTGTCGGCCTGCGCTTCCATTTTGACCACGAGTTTGGCTAGATCAACGTTTTGCGTCACGGGCTTGTTGCCTCTTTATCTGTCGTCGTATTTGATTTTTTAAGCGCGATAGCTTGTCTTTATTGGAGCGGCGCGCGCCCTTGAACAAGAACTTTTCGACCGGCATGGCCGGGGCATGTTTGCGCCGGTGTAGGTTGGCGACCTGCGCTAATTGCATGGCGTTGTGAATGTCATCCCGCATTGGCCCGTCCGGGTCGAGGGTGTACAGGGCCACAAACCCCTGGTAGTCAATCGGGTCCATGGTGCGGACCTGTTCTGGCAGCAATCCCGACGTGCGGCAAAAGTGTAAAAAGAATCGCCTTTCGCCGTCGGTCTCTACTTTTTTACCATGGCCTCCTGACTGGCCTTGGTCATGCCGCTGACATCGAGCACCGCCTCCACTAACGCCTTGATAACCGGCATGCTCGGCAGGCGCTTACCCAACTTAGTGGCGGAATAGCGGTTAAATTCAGTCACGCACAACGTAATGATCCACAAATACAACGTGAGCTTTTCGCCTTCATCCTGCAGCGCCGTGGCCACCGCCATGCGCTCGGTGACATTGAGCGGGCGGATATGCACCACCCCGAGCCCGTCAATCTCGCGGGCCACCGGTGCGCTGGCTTTTTTGAGTAAGGCGCTGGCATACTGGCGGTCAGCCCACCAGTTCGCCAGGGCCACGAACCAGCGCAGCATTAGGTGGTCACCCAGTCGCTGTTACGTTTCACGGTCGCCACTTCTTTGTCCGGATCACCGTCACCGTTCGGGTCGCCTGGCACATACGCCGTACTCATCACCAAAAAGTTAGCGGTATGGGTTTCGGTGGTGGTGCCATCAGAAATGATCACCTGAATGTTCACGCCGTCATCATCATGCAGTGCTGCGCGCAGGAGATCCTGAGCCGCATTTTCATAGTCATGCTGATAAGTAAAGGCGTACTCGTCACCATCGGTAGTGCCGAATTTATTCTTTTTGGTTTTACTGCCCTTATCCGCTGTGGTTTTGGCAGGAATAAGCGCCGGGCTTGCACTGAATAATTCCGGCACCTCATAAAGGCCCAGCTCAGTAAAAACTTCGGTTTCGGCACCGTCACCGATTTTGACGGTTAACCCTTCGGTATGTGTACCCATGGTTATGGCTCCTGGTAGGTTGCGTTGTAGGTAAAATCACGAAAATACATATTGGTGGCTTTATCAAAACCGCCGGTTTCACTGCCCAGTGACCAGCCCACTAGCGTGTATTGGCCAAAGGCATCGGTGTGGTTGCGCAGCGCGTCGGTCACGCGGCGGCATAGATTGCGGGCAGCGGCGCTGTTTTTGGCGTAACAAGTAAACAGCAATTCAGTGCGGCGCTGCCCTTCATGGCCCTTGGTGGTATTACTTGGGCTATCTTCCATACAGTGGACCTGCACGGTATCAAATGTTAACTTTTGGGCCGCTTCAAGCGCCCATTGCGGCTCGGGCACATCTTGCGCCAGCGTGTCAATGACGGCGGTTTCAAACATTTTTCTTTGCCTCTTTGATAATGGCCTTGGCCAGTTTGGTGTTGAACCGGGCGATCATCACATCGACATTGTCTTTCCCGGCATCGGTTAACCAGTCATCCCCGGCGACCTTGGTCCCATCAGCACGCGTATAGCCGGTGTCGTATAGTGTTGAATACCAGGCAGAGGCGCGCACGCCCACCAGACCTTGCACTAAATAGCGATCGCCCAGCCGGCCGTTTTTGGTTTTCTTTTTAATGCTGCGTGATGCGTAACCGGGTGAGACCACGCGGCCATCGGGCAGAATGTGCGAATCCGTCCCTTGGGGAATGTCGGCCTTGGCGGATTTCACTACTGGGGTTAAGGCAAATACCACCGCCTGGCGGACCACCTTTTGCACGCTTTTGGCATTACCCAGGGCGGCCAGCTTTCTATCCAGTGCCCCGAAACCTTTAATGATGGCAGCCATACTTATCGACGCTCAACGGTGATCAGCATTTCACGGCCCGCAAAATCCACGTTCTCAATAGCGCGGATTTGATAGCGTTCGGTGGCTTGGTGTTTATGTACCAGGTACTGGTCTTCAGCGAGGGTGCTTAAGTAGCGAGCACGAAAAACCAGCGTATTAGCGGGAAGCACCCCACCGCCGATGATTTTGGCTGCGGCGCGCTGGCTTAATACCTCAACCCGAATAACCGTGGCGCTTGTACTGACATCCACGTCAGAGGGGTTCCCGTAGTTATTGGTGTTATTCACCACATAGAAAGGGTGCTTTAGTTGGCCTGCTCGGATCATACCAACCCCACTGCCAACTCATCGGCAAGCGCCTGAAACGCGCCTGGCGTTTGGTGTAATTGTACCGGGGTTGAATCTTCCCGGTGATTGTACATATGGGCAGCCAGCACCATGACGGCCTGTTTTGCCCGTGCAAATACGGTTTTATCAATAATGCTGCTATCGTCAACACTGTCATTACCGTCATCAAGTGCATGGCCGACGGTTACCGTAATCTGAAACGCATCGTCACGGCAGGCCATCGCAGGCCATGCCGACACCGGTGCCACCTTTGCAGTCAGGCCACTATCAATTACATAATAGTCAGACAGTGGTAGTGTCTGCAGCACCCCCTGCGTGTCGTAATACTTCACACTATCGAGAGTGCGAAACGGCGTCAGCGGTAAGCGAAACCCCGTGCAATCAGGCGAACGGGCAGTCAATAACCACTGCTGCGCCATCAGATAGCGCTTAGTGAAATACTCAAACCGGCCACGGGCCACCATTAAGAAATGGGTGATCAACGCTTCCTCGTCAGTCTCACTGGCATCATTAAGGACAGCATGGGCAACGAATTCCGCCACACTGACAGGCTCAATGGCCGGTTCGCTCAACAGTTTTTTATCAAAACGCATCACCCGCCCTCTTATGCCAAGGTCACTTCGTTGGCTTTCTGCGCTTTGCAGTAAGCAATATCGGCATCGCGAGTAGAGACCAGCCCATCCTCTTCCAACTGAGTGATCAACTCTTCACTGCCTGACACCAGGTTGTTACATGTGAGCGTGTTGCCATTGTGTAAGAACTGCACGAGTACACGGGCGCTGATCACAGTCGCCGTATTTACGGTGTCTTGTTTAGGTTTTGCTGCCGCTTTAGGGGCGGCTTTTGTCGTTGCTGCTTTTGTCATGGTAAACCTCTAAATAAAAAGCCCGTCGAGACGGGCTTTTACTCACTATGTCCTGACACCAATTACGATGCCGCGTTCTGGAAGTACTTGATCGCACCGCCCACATCAACGTAACGACCACCACAGCGCATCATCGCCAGGAAGCCCACTTGCCCTTTGCGGGTATACGCCGAGTCGGTAAAGCGGAAGAACATCATTTGTGACATGTCACGCACGATGTATTTAGAGAAGTCACCAAAGGCCACCGATTTTGCATTGGCGGCCATTTGCGGCATGTGCTGATTGATCACGTACTGCTTACCGGCCAGCGTCGCAGGATCATTACCAGCAATACCCGGCAACCACAGCGGTCGACCTTCTGAGTCTTTCAGCTTACGTAACACTTTCAATGTCTGGTCATGGAACATAAACCCACAGCCTGCAGAGTTCCGGTATGCCGGGTCGACACTGTGCTGCAAATCAATGATGTCGTCATAGGTGATCATCGTTGTTGAACCACCTACCTTACCGGCGGTGATATCAGCCAGCAGACCGTGCGGCTGGTTCGTACCCGAGCCGTTGATAAACGCATCTTCGGTAACACGACCCAGTCGCATACCAATGATGTCATTCACATGACCGATAATATCGAACTGTGAGTCCTGCAGCAGCTCAAACGGAACAGCGACCGTTTTCGAACTAGCTTTCCACATATCAATATTACGTACACCAAACGACGTATCTTCATCGTTAGCTTCTGAATTTTGCCCCAACCATTCACCGGTTTCACTGGTCGCATCAGACGTCGGCCATGGAATGGTAGAGCCCGTTGAGGTAGGTACCACGCGTGCGATTTGACGCATGCCGCCATAGGCTTTCATGGCCACCGCAATTTCAGGTGCCAATTCTTCCTGTGTCAAAAAGCCGCCTTCTGAGCCCGTGGTGGTACTCATCGTGTTATTTGGGTTTTGCAACCGGCGATTCAGCAACGTGCGCTGCTCATCGCTGAGCGCTTCAACACCGCCGCGCAAGTAGTTGCTGTAAGCGGCGCGGGCATCTTCGCCCATCTGCTCGGCTTCATCCAGTGAGATACCGTGACGATCAGCGCGTTCCTGATTAGATAAGGCGACAGACGCCTGCAGGTCCAATGCCTTTTGTTCACGGGTCAGTTCGCCGTCAAGCTGCTCGATTTCAGCAACCATATTGTCGTACTTTTTCTGATGCTCGCTGGTCCAGGCTTCATCTTTGGGATGATCTTTAACCAATGCGTGCAACTGCTTGGCAAGCGTGGAACGCTTGTTACGTTTGTCTTGCGTTGACATAGTGATTTCCTCTTAGGTCAAAAAAAACCCCGCAGACGCGAGGTTTGGTTTTTACGTACAGCGCGGCTTACGCAGTGTGCTGCAGCATATTGGCAAAACGCACCATGCGGTCACGGTTTGCAAACTGATCGTGTTGGGGAGGCGCAGCAGGCTCGGGCGCATTTTCATACACGCCCAAATTCCAATTGCGCGCCTGATTACTCGTGGCTTTGTCAGCGGACTGAATAACGGAATGAGCAAAGCCATGCTCAACCGCTTCGGCTGCCGTGAACCAGGTTTCCGCAGCCATCCAGTCACGGATTTGGGATTCCTCTACCCCGGTCTGTTTGATGTAATCATTCACAATGGTTTGGTCGACCTTGTCGAGCATATCGGCCGTGGCTCGCAGTTCGCTGGCATTACCAAACCCAAGCGTCCAGGCATAATGGATCATGTAGAAGCCTGACTCTGCGATTTCGATAGTATCACCGGCACTGGCCACCCGAGTGGCAGCGCTCGCGGCATACCCTTCAATGTGCACATGAATATTGGCCGGATGCGCAATCAACGCACTGTGAATGGCCGACGCTTCGAACACATCACCGCCGGGACTATTGATAAATACATCGATATCCGGGGCATTAATGGTGAGCAAGTCGCGCTTGATTTGCTCAGCAGAGACACCCCACCACGGGTCAATCACATCGTAAATCAATAAGGCCGGTCGCGATTGTTCACCCTCAGCAAGTGGTGAACGTGACTCCATGCGATACCCAGGGGATGTATCACCCTGTAAATTATCTTTAATCAGTTGCAACAGTTTTCGGTGATTTCTCGCCGTGGTCATGATGATGTCTCCGCGCCATTATTGTTCGTCATTAGAAAGTAGCCTTTGTTATAAATATCCTCGGGCCAGGGCGGCAGATTTTCGTATTTGCGCACCTCGTTGACACTTAAAAAGCCAGGCTGATTGGGACCGCCCAGGGCGGTGGAATACGCTTCGTAACGCTCTTTCTGCGTCACGCGCATCAAACTTGCGGTATTAAATTCACAGTATCGCGGCGTTTTGAAAAAGAGTTTTCGGTTTAGTTCCTGCTCATAGCGGTTCAAATGCGGACCAATGGTGTAGCGCAAAAAGCCAAGTCCAATCTCCGCCATACCCGATCCCCAGCTGGTACTCTTTTGTTCTTGGTTCACCATCCAACTGGGCAAACCAAATGCACGCGCCACATCGGTAATTTGAAATTCACGCGACTCCAGCAACTGCGCGTCCTTGGCATTAATAGACAGCTCTTTGATGTTGGCGGTCTGATCCAGCACCAGCGGCAAGCCGCTATTGCTCACGCCCCCATACGTCTTTACCCAGTTCTTTCTAAAGCTGTCCTTTTGATCCAACAGGG